TACAATTTTAACATAATTTTTAGCGAAATAAACAGGATCGTTCATGCACTTAACGATCTCTATAACTTGTTCTTCTGTAAATTCGTGAGTTGTATTTGCCTTTTTTAGTAACGGATTACCAAGATATACATCATTTGACATAATAAAAACCTACCTATTAGTTACAATTCCAACGACGAAGGGCTTTGTTGATTCTTGAATCTGGATCTCTTGCAGTTTCTGCGGATGTTAATCTTTTTTTCATACCACTCATTCTGCTGCAAAAAGATTTACGTCGATCTGCTCTCTTGCCAGTAGGATTTTTTTCAGTCACTGCAGTTTGTAGTTTGGAACCTGGATTCTCGCGCCGATATGTATTAACTGCCTTTTGACTTAACCCATCAGTCTTATCTTTACGATTGACTTTTTGCCAATCTTCATCAACTTCAAACTCTTCTCCCATCGGTCTTATATAATTTCTATTTGGTCCCGGTTTTGCAGAACTTCCTCCTTGAGGTCCAAATGCTTGAATTAAAGGTTGTCCTGGTTGAATTTCGGAAACTGAATGATAAATTACATTGCATCCAGGATAAACTTTTTGAAGTTCATCATTAATTTCTTTGCGAGTTGGAAGTTTTACTTGCGGGAAAAACATTTTAAGTGAATAATATTTTCCTCTCCAGTTTAAAGTAACTCCAATTACATTACCTGTTTGTGCTTGCAATCTTGTTGCCTCGTTAACTTGAGATTTAAAACCCTTAATTGGTTCTGGTTTGATAATATCAACTATTTCGGCAAATGTATTACCATCTACATCTTCAATAGTTACATTTTCTGCTTTTACACAAGAACCTTTTTCGTATGGAGTAGTTCCTTTTTTTCTTTTATATCCAGTCCAACACTTTTCATCTAAGATTTCTTTTGTAATTTTATCAACCAATTTTTCTTCAAATCTAGGAATATCTACTTTTGATGCTGCTTTCTTTTGTAATTTTTGTGCTTTAGGACCAAGTTGTTGTGCAGCATCGGGAGTTAATGCAGATGCACCACTTGATTTTTTAATTTGAGTTTGAGAACCTTTTAATATTCCTCTTCTTACCGTTATCTTCATTTCTTCTTCCATTTCCCCACTTGCAACATAGTCTGCTGCAGTATCAAGATAATCTGCTGCTTTGGTAATCTTTGACTGAACCCATGCTTCAAGACTACCTTCACCTTTTTCTACTTTTACTTTAAGTCTTTCTGCAGCATTCATAAGAGTTTCTAACTCAGAACGAACCATTGAATATTCGTGATCTTTTACTGAAACTTTATCCCAAGCTTTTCCACCGTAAGAACACTCAGATCTAGTTTCTCTTTTATCGCATAAAGGACAATATCTTTCTTCTTCGTGCATAGTTGCCTCCGATTTAGTTCCCCAGTTTGCAGCACCAACTCTACGGCATTTGACTAGTGCTCCAGATGCATAAGCACTTGGCCAAACGTCATAACGTGATTTTACTTTTTTGTAGCAAGCATCTTTTTTACCACTACCTTTTCCAGGTCTGTCTTTTACTTCCTGTAATTCCATTTCTTCAGTTCTTACGTTAGTTGGTTTTGCTCCACCAGTTTTTTCTGGTTGATTTGGATCTAATCTATTTTTTCTACGTCTTGCCCTTTCTTCTTCAGAATCTGATAAATTTGAAGACATTTTAGAACTTCCACATTTTGGTGTGGAAGTTTGACCTGGTTGACGGGCACAAGGTTTTCCTGCCCATTTACCACCTAATTGAACCCACCCTTTTTTGCCATTAGAAGACTTTGATTTATTAAACCAATCATGAAGACCTTCATCTCCAGACTTGGTTTCTTCTTTTACATCCTTAAATTTTTTATGATGTTTTTTAGCATCTGCTTCCATTTTCTTCAAACGAGTATAATAATCTGGAATTTCATCTAGATGCTGAAGAGCAATATCCATTGCTAATGTATGATCTTTAGTATGCTCATGCTCAATAGGTTCTCCCATATCAAGTTGCTTCTGTATGAAAGAAACATCAAGACGATGCTTCTTTGCAATTTGCTCAACAGTTTTATGAGGCTTGATTTTTGCCATTAATATAAAAAGAACCTTTATTTATTTATTGTTCTTGCGTTTGCTGTTTAAGTAATTTTGCTAATTCTGCGGTAGAACCAACAAAAAGAGCATTATTAACTGTAGTTGGTCCTTTTTGTTTTTCTTCTTCAACGTCCTTTTTAATCTTATGAAGTGCCATCAACTTTTCTGCTATTTCACTGGTATTTTTTATTAATTGTCCTGCAACTTCATATGCTCGGGGCATTTCACTTTCTTGAGCTAATTCAAGAATACCATTAATTGCCTCTTGACCTTTTTCTACTAGAGAATATAAGTTTCCTCTTGCATATTCATAATCCTTTTTAATGTCATCTGCAGTTGCAGAATATTTTTCTATTTCTTCAGAAACTTTTTCTGGTTTAACAGGGACTATCTCACTTTCTACATTAAAAGTGTCATTAAGTTTATCAAATTTTTTTGTCATTTTCATAACTTATCAGAGAAACTCTCCACTAAATCCGAAATCATCACCAACTTCTATTAAATCATTATCTGCAGAAGTAATAGATTTAATTGGTGCTCCTGCCAAGTGAGAAGTTATTGTTGTGCCATCTTTTCCTCTCTCAACTGTTAATGTATTTCCAGATTTAGATAACACAAGTAACTCTTCTCCATCTAGATCAACATAAGTATTGACGGAAATGGAACTGGCATCATTTACCGTAATAAGTTGATCTGATGTTGTTATGTCATTTGATATATTAGTAAGTATAATTCCAGTGTAATTCCTGATAGCTCTTGGTTCTGCTGAATAAACAACTTCTCTTGTTGGAGTGGTTGTAACATCTCCAGCAATAAATCCAACAGATGCCTTCTTGATAATATCTTTGGAGGCAGAAGAAACTGGACCAAACAGATAAGTCTTTGCAGTAAATCTTAAAGTGTATATTAAAACTCTTCTTGTAGTAAAATCACCTTCATAATCATCTTGCATAGTGATATTCTCTAATACAACTGGAATATCTCTTTTTTCCCGAATAGTATCAACCAAATCGACAGTCAATGTATATGCGGGCTGAAAATATGGCAAAATTTGCTCTACAATTTGAAGAGCATCATCATTTAACTTAGACATTATACTAAGTTCAAATTGCATATTATAAGGAACTGGAAGATATGCTTTTCTTACATCAGTTCCATCAACTTCAGACTTTACTAAAAAAGATTGAGTTGTAGTTGCTTTTCTTGATGCATCATATGTTAACCCAGTAAATTCAAATGACATTCTTGGTAATGTTATTTGAATTGGTTTACTTAAATTTGGAGATTGATTAAGTCTAGCAAGAAATTTTTGCGTTGGACCATATGCAAGAGGTACTTTTATTACACTTACAACTTGGTCAGAGTTATTTGTATGTTTGATGGATATATTATTGAATAAAGATCCAAATGATACAACAGTTTTTCTTAAAATTTCGTGATAAAAGTATTCAAACATACAATTAACTCATTTGCTTAATTAGTATTTATATATCTATGGCATTCCAAATGGATTAACCTCACTAAAATCTATTATCTGATCTGCTTCTTCTTCAATATTTTCATTATCATTATAACCATCTCTTGCGGCATATACATCTATAGAACGCAAGTAATGAGATGCACTTGATGCAGATCCAACTATATTTTCTCCAGGAATAAAACTGCCATTAACCTGAGAAACTTGTAAAACATTAGTTACAGAGTTCCAAGATTTAACTCTCGCAGTTACACCACTCTGAGAACCAGTCACCACTTCATTAAAGATAAAGTTTCCTGTAGAATTTAATGATGGTGCTGATATTGTAATGCTTGGAGGCACTGAATATCCAAGACCTGCATTTGTAATATAAATTGCACTAATATTTCCTGAAGCAGATATTAATGCAGTTGCGGCAGCAGAAACTGAAGATATGCCAGTAAATGTGATTGAAGGGGGGATTACATAACCAGATCCTGAATTTGTTACCGTGATAATTCCAACTATTCCATCACCAATTGTTGCAGTAGCTGTTGCTCCTCTGCCACCACCTCCAATAAATCTAACACCCGGAGTTACAGTGTATCCATAACCAGCATTTACAATTTGAACTCTTTGTACTGATTTTGCTTGGGGATTTACGTTGTCATTACATACAACAATACCCCCAATCATTTCAGCAACTGCACTTGCAGTTTGACCACCTGATGGTGCGGAAGACAATCCTACTAAAGGAGTGCTTGTATAACCTCCTCCTCTATTAGTTACTGTTATAAATCTTACACCACCATTTACGATAGAAGAACTTGCAGTTGCAGTAATACCAAATCCGACCATTGTAAGATTTGTAATATTTCCATAAGGATTAAATGATGTAGAAATACCAGTTCCATTTTCATCAGTATCACCTAAGTCATCAATGTCAGTAATTCCAGTATCAATTAATTCATCTTCATATTGGAATAATTCGCATCTTAATTCATAAGTATATAAACCTTGAAGTTGATAAAAAGGTTTTTCGTGTTCTACATACTTTATTTCAAACAATCTTTTTCCTAATGGAAAATAAACTAAATCCCCTTCTTTAGGTCTTGACGATAACTTAATATTTGGTTGATTTTGAAGTAATGGAGAAATATAA